AAGCCGTACGAGGTCTTGCACGGGTGTGCAGGGGGTGTCCCCGGTGGGGGTTGGCGGGTTTTTCACCATGGAATCAATGTTTTTGTGGTTTGTTGTTGGAATTTGATGTTTGGTTCGCTGCGATTGCCTTTGCTTCTGTTGCATGTTCTGCAGATGATTTGCCCGTTGTCGAGGGTGTTGAGTCCTCCCCGGCTGACGGGTGTGATGTGGTCGGCTTCGGGGCTGGTTGGTAGCTGGTGTGTGTCCCAGGTGATGGTGACTCCGCAGAGTGGGCAGGTGGTTTGACCTTGTTGTTGGGCTTGGGTGATGAGTCGTTGCCGCCAGCGTCGGTGGGCTTGGCTGGCTGTGCGGTTGGTGTGTGCCATCGCGTCTCCGATCCTCGCCTAGCCTTGTACGGGTCTTGTTTGCCCCTCTAACAGCCTGAGAACCGTTGGGGGTATGAATACTCTACCCTTGCCCTGCCGATCGATTCTGGGGACTGTTTTGTTCGTTTGAGGGGGTGTTCTGTTTGTGCCGGGGTGGTTGTTTTCTCCACTACCCCCCCTGGCATGTGAAAAAGATCACATCGCCCCCCAGCTGTGTCAAAAGAAGAAGGACACGGAAGAAAAACGGGGGTGGATGGGTGTTCGCGTTTCAAGGCTTAGCGCTTGGCGCCTAGCGGTGTAGGACACGGGCTCAGCAGAAACACCCTATAGGTTTTAAAGTCTTCTACATATAATATACACTTTAAGTCTCACCCTGTGTTAAGGGTGAGAGCGTGACACGCCGTACGCCTTCAGCCGAAAACGCTAAGCCGTAAAAGGGCACGGGTGTAAGAGTGTGGGGAGTGTACAAACCGGGAGCGTGCGACCGGTGGTACACGAGACACACGGTGAAAGCCCATCGGCGTTGACGGTTAAAGGTTCCTCTTCTCCCCTGATGAAGAAAAGAAGAGAAGAGAGAAAGTACCAAAGAGAGAAGAGAAGTAAAGAAGTTAACCCTTTAGCTCTTCTAAAACTTTTATAACTTATAAGCTTTAATACTTATATTATATTATTATACCTATAAGCTTTAAGACTTATAGGTATAATATTAAAGTTTAAGACTGATGGTTAACTTTAAGTACTTAAGGTCTTTAAAGTCTTATAGTTACTTTAAGCTGTAAAGTCTTAAACACTGATGTAAAGTTTATATCCTTAAGTGTTAAGCCTTTAAGGTTTTATACTTAACTTAGGTGTTAAGGTTTAAAGCTTTTAACGTTTAACTGTTAAGGTTATATATTTACTTTAAGACTTTAAAGCTTTAATGTTTACTTAAATTATTAAGTGTTAAGCTTTTAAAGTTTTATATGTACTTAAAGTGTTTAAGGCTGTCAGGCTGATGCCGAGCCCTTGAGGGGCTCGGTGCTAAGCTATCAGCACCTTAGCGCTAAGCCTTGAAGCTTTTAAGTGTTTGGTAGACTGATGGTAAGCGAGGTTGGAAAGTGCGTTAGCACTTTCCGGCCTTGCGTCCAGCTGGCTACCTGTCCAGCCTATCATACCCCACCTGGGATGAGTCAAACTGGTGGTTTTGGCTCTATAGGCGGGTTTGAGGGGTGTAAACGGGTGTTTTTGGTAGTAAAGGTCCAAAAATTAAACCTAAACTTTTCCTTAAATTTTCTTAGAGTCTTGTAACCTTTACAGGTGGTTAAGGCTGAAACCCCTAGTCAGAACGGGTTTCACTCTCGAACAGCTCTCACACTGTACCCTTGTGTCCTTTCCGAACACGCTAGGCCCATCAGTGCTGAGGGTGTTCCCTCAGGCTTTCGAGTACTCGTCGCTAGGGCTCCTCGTACTCTCAAGCCTTCCCTGATGGCGTGTACCCTTTTCAGAGCTGTGCCTGATGAGCTGAGCTTGCTCGGGCTGATGCCGAGCCCTTGAGGGGCTCGGTGCTAAGTCCATCAGTACTAAGACCTTAAGGTGTGAAGGCTGATGCTCCCCCTTCTTTCTTTTACCGTGTCCTTCTTCCTCCTACAGTATCCCACACTGTCCACATAGTTGAGGCTTAGCTAACCAGGATAGGAACGGGTGATCTGCGTCTGGATGGTTGATCGTGTATCAGGCTCTGGGAGACGTCTAGAATCGATCAGAATTGCTTGGGGGTATGAATACCTAGCCCCCACCCTGCAAGGCGCTCCTAGGCGCCATGGGGAGGCTTTAAACGGCATTTCTGGGCTACACCATTCACGCCAGATTGGCAGAGTTTTCTCGGGAGGGCACATCCAGCCAGGAGAGTGTGGCCTATCTCACACAGTATGAGGGTGTAGATTCCATGACCAGATCTGGCACCTCGACCCCCGTCATGAAAGCCAAGGTAGATCTGCCGGGTCATCTACCGGATCCGCTATCACCCAGACATACCCCTGAGACGCCCTAGAAGGGCCCTAGAATCGACTACCATGGTCAACCCTGCATAATCCTACCCCTAGAAGATTTGAGACGCTGGGAGAGGCAATAAAGGCTTCAGTGACATCTGTCACACCCGACACTCTAGCATGAAACGCTCAATCGGATTGAGCGCAGCCTTGACTATGGATCACAACCCTCACACCATAAAAACCACAACAACAAACCAAGACAATCCAGAAAGGAACATCACCCATGGATGGCACACTCATCACCCCATCCTTCACATCCCTCTACAGGCAGACAGAAATCGACCCGCTCAGCCTCCACAGCCTCACCGGAAACCATTCAGACGACATCGATCTCGATATGGTGCGCCGCATGTACCACGCTAAAGTACAAGAAGCCATACGACTCATCCGGCCACTGTGGACTGTCACCCTCGACGGCGCCGTGTACGGCGACTACGACTGGCAGCCACTCACCGATAACGAGGCCGAGGAACTCCACGACATGATCGACGTGATCGATGTAGACGCCATCCTTGTCGCATCCACCCAATAAACCCTCAACAACGTTATCAGCAACGAAAAGGAAATAATCATGCACAAGATTGCCGACCATTTCACCCAGCTCTACACTCCCGCCAGCTACGACTGCCCCACACCCTTCGACCTGACACGCCTCGAAAACCTCTCCTGCGACCACATGGATTTTGAGGGCCTCGCCGAAGCCTATCGGCAGAGCGTGGAAGCCGAACTTCACAAGCTACGCCCCAACACGTTCATCGCCTCCGATGGCACCGTGTTCAGTCACGACGAGTGGAAGCCGCTCACCGGCAGTGAAGCCACACAACTCTACTGGAATGTGACCCGCATCAACGTAGGCCACCTACTCACCCTGTGCGCCCGATAAAACCCCTAGCCACACACGAATCGCTCACAATCGTTGAGCGCAGCCTTGACATAGGCCACCGCCCACACCATGATTAATCATGTCAGCAACGAACAACACCCCGGAAAGGGGACAACAGTCATGAACAAGAAAAACGGCTACACCATCGCCGGAATCACAGCCGCCATCATTGCCGCCACCTCATTCATGCCAGCCCCAGACGACAATCCGCCACTCGCATCACAGCCAGCCCCACAGGCCACCACAGCCAACACCGAATGGACCCCCAAGACTACCCAACAGCGCAAAGCCGAGAAAACAGCCCGCCAGGCTGCAGCAGTCCGCTCCCTACAAGCTGAACAAGCCAAAGCCCACAAGCAAGCCCAAGCAAGGGGTGAAGAAACCGCAACCGGACTCACCATGATTACGGCAGCACACGCCTGCAACCGCAAAGCCGAACAACAGGCCGCCGCACACGGTGTCAACTGGAACGGCAACCCCGACATCGACCTCCAACTCCACAAAACCATCGGTAAAGACACCTTCTCCATCGTCTACGGCGCCACCATGAAACAGCCCGGCGCATCCAAACTCCCCGTCACCGTCCACTGCCTCGTCACCGGAACAGAAGACCACCCGCACGTCACCGACCTCAACATCAACCCGCAACAGTAACCCGCCAAGGAGCACCCCCCAGCTATGCCTCTCCTATCCCACTACGCTGTCACCACCGGACTCGCCGACACGGCACACATTATTCACCACACCGGCGGCACACTACGCACAGCCACCGACATCGCCTCCCGCATCAACATCCTCAACCCAGACATTGATCTCGACCACCAAATCAAACAGCTACAAACAATCGAAGCCGACCTATACAACATTTATAAAACCATCAATACCATTCTTCAGGAGCAAGCATGAACACACCCAACAACATTGAGCTACACAGCTACGAAACGTTCTTCACCAGCCTCGCCTGGATCCAAGGCGCCATCATCACATGGATGTACGCAACCGGCACACCACACAAGGCAGCCCTCGCCATCATTGCCGCATGCGCCCTCGCCACCCTCCTGGGTGCCTCAACACTCACCAACAATCCCCGAGACACTAAATGATCACAACACCCATCCTGATCGCTGAAACCCTCGCCATCATTATTCTCGCCGTCGCCCTAGCCCACGACAACAACCAGTAACCCACCCTCAAGGAGCACACATCTCATGGACGAGCCAACCCGCATGTACACCGACCCCAACACCGGTGCCCGAAAAGAATTGAAACTCTGCAGGCTCTCCCTCATCGACCCAGCATCCCTTCACGCCCTAGGCGAAGTAGCCGGATACGGTGCCACCAAATACGGCGACAACAACTGGACCGGAGGATACCCGTGGAGCCACAGTGTCGACGCCCTCTACCGGCACCTACTATCATGGCAGCAAGGCAACAACCTCGACCGCGAATCCGGGCTACCCCATCTAGCCCATGCTGCCTGGCACTGCCTCGCACTCCTCGCCTACCAGAAACATGATGCAGGCCAAGACACCCGCAACCCATGGAACAAAAGCGACAAGTAATGCCTCTAGCACAATATCCGAAAACCATCAACCATCCAGGCCACATCTCCTACAGTTCACTCACCCAGTGGGCCGAATGCGGAGAAAAATGGCGCCTCCAACACGGATACAAAGCCACCTATCACACCTGGTATGCCACCATCGCCGGAAGCGCCATACACCACATCACCGAACAATACGACCTCCACCTGTACAATCCCACCGAATACCCTGCACTACCAGACAAACTCTCATCCTTCAAAAACATTTTCGACACCCAAATCGCCCTCACCCGATCAGAGGGTATGGAGATTAAACCCTCCGGCAGAATATGCAAAAACATGTGCGAGTCGGGCGGGCCACACAAGAAAGACTACGACTGGTGGATGGTTTACGGCCCCACCTTTGTGGACCGCTGGAAAACATGGAGGCGCAACCACCCAGAATACATCACCGCAATCCTGGACGGTAAACCAGGCATCGAATACCCGGTAGAAACCATCCTCGACGATGACACAAAAATAGTCGGCTACATCGACCGCGTTTTCACCGACACCAACACCGGCGAAACCTTCATCCTCGACCTCAAAACCGGACGCCTACCCGCCGACAGCATGCAGCTGCACACCTACCGGTACATGCTCAACCAACACGGCAACGATGTGACAAAAGGCATGTTTTGGACGCCAGCCACCAGCCGCAACGACGACAAGTCCCCGACACAAGGCACATCCACCGAACTCTACGACCTTGACAACAACACCTACCGGCATGTATCATCCATGTACAGTCAAGCAATGAAAGGAATCAGTCAAGGCATCTTCGTCCCACACGTCACAACACTCTGTAAAGGATGCCCAGTACGAGACTCCTGCTGGGCCGTCAACGGGAAAAACGCCTACAGGTACCCGGTAGAATCCACCGTACAGCCACCAGAAACAGACAATAAAGAAAAGGACACCAAATGACCGATAAAGACAAGATCGACAATGATCGACTCACGATCACACTCAAATATGGTGGAGACTATGCTGCACCATGGGCGGTCATCCGAGGAGACACGGCAGAGCAGACAAAACAGGCCATCATCGACCTGCTAGGTGGACTCAAAAACGATGACGTGTCCAAAGACTGGGATCTAGCAACACTCGTAGCGAGCGCATCAATCATCCTCCAAGACCGATACAACCAGGCAGCCAAAGACTACGTCAACAAAATCGCATCCAAAGAAAACAGCATCGTCATCGACAAAATCAACAATGCAACAAGCAAGGCACAGCTAGCCGACCTTCTGAAACAGTACAAGAAGATCATCACCAGTAACAGTGACGTTTCCGAGGCTTTCCGCAGCAAACGAAACAGCCTCACCCGATAAAAACCGACACAAACCAACAGTAAAGGAAGCAACAATGGGACTCGCCAACTACCGCAACAACAACAGCAACAGCACCTTCTTCAACCCCTCCCGAAACCAGGACGCCACCGCCATCGCCTTCAAAGTCCACGACGTAGAACACAACACCGAAGGCTACGGTGGACAGGTCGCAGACCGCATCTACGCTGATGTCACAATCTTCCACACCCTAGACGATCTCAACAACGGCACCCCAGAAACCATCCCCAACGCCATTATTGAGAAAGCGCGCGGCAACAACGACCGCCCACACTCCATGATCCGCGACCTCGAAGCCTATCTCGGCGAGGAGCAGGCCTTCAAACTCGCCACCGTGCGCACCAAAAACGGCTTCAACGCGGTCGTGCTCAAACCCCTTGATGACGCCATCTACGATAAGGTTGCCGAATACGTAGACAAGCGCGATAACGGCCAGTTAGACGACACCACAGCCTCTACTGACATCGATATCGACTCCATCTGACCACCAAAACATCATCCAACCGATAGATAGATAAGGTCCCGATGCTCTCTCTCCAAAGATCCTTCGAGAGAGCCTCCCAAACCGCAGCCGAGCTGCCCCGCATACCACAACTAGAACCCCTCTACTGCAACCTGGACATGCACATCCACAAAGGGGATCTCGTCATGATCGCGGGGCGCTCCGGCAGCCAAAAATCCGGGCTAGCCATGTTCATCACCGCCATGCTCAACCAGCCCGCCCTCTACATATCAGGGGACATGACACCCTGGGAGGCCTCCACACGAATCATCTCACTCAACACCCAACACACCACCACACAGATACAACACAACATCGACGACTACGGGCCAGAATACTATCGAGACAGCATCCACCACGGCCAACACATCACCTTCTCATTCCAGTCACCCATCACCTGGACCGACATCACCATGGAACTGCAAGCCTACATGGAAATGTGGAACACCTTCCCACCACTCATTGTTATCGACAACCTGATGGACATCCAAGACTGCGAATCCGACTACCAGGCACAGCAAGAAGCCATGCAATGGATCACAGCATTAGGCAGGGATACTGGCTCCACCATCATCGTCACACACCACGCAACCGACAAAACCGGCTCCGACATCGAACACCCGCCAGCACGCCGAGAAATCAAAAACGGCCTCTCCGAAAAACCACAACTCATCCTCGGAGTCTCACTGTACGGTGGCGAGGATAATGGCAACGGGCTATCGATCCCGGCAGAGGCACGCATCGCCGTGTTGAAACAGCGCACAGGCAAATCCAGCCCAGACGGAACCCGATACGAGCGGCTACGAGCCTACCCCGAATACACATTCTTCGGGCCACTCGCCGAAAAACAGCCCTGGAACATGACCACAACACACAAAGGACTATCATGTCGACACAACAGGCACGCAATCGCCGAGCCGGAGCCGAATGGGAAACACGACTCCTCCACCAGCTACGCAACACCGGCCATGATATAGAACGCCTCCACCTCAACGGTAAAGAAGACGAAGGCGACCTTATCCTCACAACCAGCCACAAAACCTATGTGATCGAAGCCAAAGCAGGACAGCCCCACCTCGCCGAATTCGTGAAACAAGCCAGCCGGGAGGCACGCAACTACGAAAAACACCGAAACAAACAAAACAATTCCACCATCGGACTCGTAGTGATGAAACAGCGCAACAAGCCATGGAGCGAAGCCTATGTGGTATCAACCCTCAACGAGCTCCTCCCACACCTCTGACACCTGCCGCCTCCTCGACACCTACCAGATACGCTACAACCCGTCCAAAAACGAGCAACACATCCTCTGCCCGTTCCACGACGACCATCAGCCCTCCATGAGCATCAACCTCGACAAGGGCGTCTGGTACTGCCACACATGCGGTGTCGGAGGCGGACTCGCCAAGCTACAACAACGACTAGAGAAAGAAAACCCGAATGTACGACAGCATACGCCCATACAACATTGCGGAACGCCGCCGAATCCAGAAAGCCTCAGCCCGCTACGAAACCCACCTCGAAAACATACTCGACCTCCTCTCAGCAAGAGGCATCAGCGAAGAAACAGCCCGCTACCACCACCTTGGATACATCGACAATGACCCCATCCCAGGCCACGAAAACTACAACCAGTGCATCACCATCCCCTACATGTACCCCACATGGGAAGGGCCAGCCGAAATAAGAAAAATGCGTTTCCGCTGCTCACTCCCGCACGACTGCAAAACCCACAACCACCCCAAATACTTAACCCCGGCAGGAGACACAGGCTCCATCTACAACATGGCCGCCATGGCCAACCCGGCAGCCGAAATGCACATTTGCGAAGGCGAATTCGACTCCATGATCCTCGAACAATGCGGATGGCCAGTCGTAGCCCTACCCGGCGCAACCTCGTGGCAAAACTTTTGGACCAAATTCTTCGAAGGCTACGACCACATCTACATCTGGTCAGACCCAGACAAAGCAGGCGACCAGATGGCCCAAACCCTCCAGGCAGCACTCCCCCAAGCCGTACACGTGCCCCTCACCCTGGGGGATGTCACAGACACCTACCTGCAGGCCGGAAAAACAGGGTTGACACAAGCCCTCAGCACAGTGCTACAATAAAACCACACAAAGCAAACAAACATCACCTCAAGAAAAGGTATAAAAAAGCATCATGGACCCCCTCGACACATGCCCCATCCCCCACCGGCGCAACACCAGCCAAATGGCCAGGAGGCGTATCCGCCTCGCCATCTGTGCAGAAAAATGGGCTGATGGTGAAGACCCCACCTACATCATGCACACCTGGGGCACCACCTACGATGGGATGCGATCCATGATCCGCGCCAACCCCGACATTAGGCTACCCAAAGACATGGCCAAACGTTTGCACAAAGTATGCCGGGAAGCCTACCCCAAAAACCAGCCCAACAGGCACCGAAGCGGATGGGACCAGTACGAGAAGGAATACTACACCCATGAAATCCTCTTCCTGAATCAATTTAACATCCCAGCAATGGAAATTCTTAACCGGCTCGACGTATCATGGGCTATGTGGAAACAAATCATCACCGAAAACCATCTCACCCGGCTACAAGACGAAACCTACAATGCGTGCCGCTGGCACTATCTGAAACAGCAACACCCAGACTGGACCGACCAACAAATCACACAGGCACGACACGCCGAGAACAACACCTTCAACCAGTTCATGCAAGACGACCAGCCGGTACTATCGTGAGCATCTCGTTCAAACCCACCACCCGAAACCGGCAAGCAATCCGTGGCATGATCACCCAAAACACCACCATCAACCCTGACAGCCTGCCAGACAGTATGTTGCAACACATTATCGAATACTGCTGGGACGCCTTCACAGCCAGCAACCGCTACGCCGTAGCGGCACAATACTGGCGAGGCCAAAACCCTCCCGACAGTGAACACCGGCGCATCCTCGTCGGCTACTACAAAACCTTAAAACAGGCCGAAAACGCCGCCAAACAATTCCACTGGAACACCCGGCTACAACAACAATGGAAAACATGGATATTACCCGTGCATAATGGCACCGTGTCAGAACATTTCACCAACCAGAAAACACTCTTCGACACACAAACCAGCAACCCGGGTGACGGCGCACTGCCGGAGCATCTACAAAACGTCATGTGCGGTAAAACACTCAACCACACAGACGGAACCGTATCGTGGTGCACACGCAAACCAGGACACGACGGCGACTGCCGCACAGGATGGCAGCCCACCACACAACCCCTAGGACATCATGGCAACCAAAACTGAAACCCTTATTCAACGCTACGGCAACAAAGCCGCAGACGTGCTCGCCGACAGGTCTATCCCCGCCTCATGGCTAGCAAAACAGCTCACCCAGGCAGGATACCCCATCTCCGCCACCGTTATAAAAGACTATCGCCGCAAACAAGCCAACACCACCCCACAAAAGGAAGAGGATACCCAGTGATAGACAATATAGACCGGCTCCTCACACAGCTAGCCAACCACGACAACGCCATCGACACCATCGACGACAATCTCGCCAATGGTACTGTACGCCGCACACGCATCTCCGAATGGACACTCCCCAACGGAGAAACAGGCCGATCCATACAAAAAATCATCGACCACCAACCCGCAACCAACCCCTACCCTGTAGACGAACTCGTCGATAAACTAGCCGAATGGACACCCCCCAAACCCGAACAGGACACCCGCACCGACTACAGTACTGCAGCCTTCGTCATCGGGGCAGGAGACTTCCAAATCGGCAAAGGCATCCCCGGCGGAGAAACATCACACTTCGCCGACAACTATCTACACTCCCTCATAGTCGCAAAACACTACTGGCAACAGGCAGGCAAACCGCAACGCGTCCACATCGCATTCCTCGGCGACATGATCGAAGGATACGTGTCACAAGGAGGCAACAACGCCTGGCGCACACAAACACCCTTGACGGAACAAATCAGACTCACCCGCATGGCCATGATGCAACTCGTACACATGTTCGACCACTGCGCCAACGTCACCATCACCTCCATCCCCGGCAACCACGGTGAAGCCGTACGATTCGGTAAAGGCGTCACCACCTACGATGACTCCTTCGATGTGGACTGCTGCCGCGCCATCGCAGAAGCCTACCAGCTCAACAATCAATACCCCAACCTACACTTCCACTTCCCCAGCCGAGACGAAATGACCACCACCGTCGACGTGGCAGGCACACAAATCCTGCACGCCCACGGACACCAATGGCGCAACAACCAACACTACGAATGGTGGCGCGGCCAAGAATTCCACAACGGCACCGTATCCCATATTCTCATGGCCGGGCACCGACACCACCTCGAAATCTCCGAGCAAGGACAACGCACCTTCATCCAATGCCCATCCATGGAAGGCGAATCCACATGGTATAGGCATCGCACAGGCACCACCGGAAACCCCGGACTCGTGTGCTACACTATCAACAACAAAACACCAAACAACTACCAGATAGCCAGATGAAAGAGATGCCATGAGCAGACGACCAACAAAAGCAGACCTGGCCACCACCGCATCGTGGGTGTGGGCCACAGACCATCATCTACGCACACTCAACCGGGCATGCACCAAAACAGCCGAACACTACCCCGCAATCAGTGCAGACGACCTCTATCAAGACTCCCTACTATATATTGCGGTGCGGGAACAATACCACAACCTAGACAACAAACACTACACCAAAATGTGCTACAGGGTAGCCAAACGGCTAGCCAACAAAACCATACAACACCTAGACCAACCGAAACCTTTACCCGATATCATTCATCTAGCCGACAACCAAACCAGCATTTAAAAGGAGAACACACCATGGTCACAACCATCCTCGACGACGGAACCCAAACCACCAGGCTACAAACAGTAGGCACCACCACCACCGCCATCATCACCAACACAGAAACACCCGAAACCATCACCGCCAAATACACCATCAGTAAAGACGGCACAGCCACCTACAGTATCAGCGGAAACACCTACCTCGGCGACCACCAACACATCATCAAACTCATGTACGACTACTGCCACTGTGTGGGACGATTCGACACCACCAACACCAGCAATCCAGACAACCTCGACAACCTATTCAGGGGATGACACATGAACCGAACCTACACCACCGCCGACATCATCCAAGCCGCCCAATGGATCTGGAACGGAGGCCCATGGAAACCGAGTGTTGAACCAGGAATGCCACCCCCACCAACCGCGCCACAACACCACGGCAACAACATCGTCTCCATGATCGATCTACAGCTAGCCATCGACGACTACACCCTCACATGCCAGCCATCCAAACAGCGAAAACACCTAGCCCGGCTAGCCGCATTCCGTGAAGTATACGGGTATGATCAAACCTACTCTGTGGCAGCCCAGCGACTCGGGGTGACAAGACAAACCGTGAAACAGTGGGCAGACCAAACACTCATCACCCTAACAGGCTACGCAAACAGTAGATACTATCCAGACGATAGCGACGACAGCACAGGGATGAAATAAAACCATGAACAACACAACCAATACCCCCTACACTGCCCTCAAAACAGCGGTACACCGTATCATCCAACAACAGCCCACCAACATGCAGCAATTGGAAAACATTGTTGGCGATATCGAAAACCAGTACCGAATACCCATCTCACTCGACAACGTGAACCTTACCGTTAAAGAAGTCAGCCTCGACAACCTTGCTATCGACCAGGACACGCTAGACGAGTGCAGCGAAATCCTGTGGTTATGCGACAGTGCAGGACACCCCACAAACAACAGCAACACCCGTGGCATTCCAGACGACACACAGGCAAGCCAGGAAGCACTAGACTGGCTGGCAGGAATCGCATACCAGGCCAAACTACTGCAAGCGGAGGCCGACGAGATCATGCGGTCTATCATCAGCCACCGCGACAACCACAAAAATGTTATCGGCCAGAACGTTCTAGACCAGGCTAACGATACTATTTCCGCCTGCCTCCACCTGTATCAGATGCTCGAAGAAACCATCAACAACAACGAATCATAGAATACTATAGACACAAAAATAGTGCCCCAGCGGCAACCACCACACGATCGTGGCAGCACCGCTGGGGCACACACATATTCAATTATGCAACAGTAGACTCTACCGTGCCAACCTCAGACTCGGCTGCCCGTCTCGGCACATAGCCATCAAGCCCAGCATCGTATACAGGCTCGATCATGCCAGGATCCGACACATCCACCGAGTGCGGCTCAACCATGCCCCCATCGTCGGGTGGAACAAGCCCAGCATCCACAACCGTGGTTTTAGGTTTGCCGGCCACAAACGACGGGCTACCAAACGAGGTAGCCACCGATAACACCGCAGCAACCGTTGCTGTTATCAGGGCAGACTCCCACGGCAAACCGCGAAACGACTCCGCAGTATACGTGACACCCGCCGTCACCCCCAACACAGCAACAAACGTTTGAATAAAAGTTTTCAGGGCACGCTCAAACAAGCCCAACCAAAACTGTTTACCCACAACAAACCACCATCACTTTTTCAAACCGTTAACAGCAGACTCAAGCCTGTCTATGCGGCTACGACACTCCAGCACGTAATACCAGACACTCCACAAAGCATCCTTAGTGCGCCACAGCTTCCCCGTCACCGGATTCTTCACCCACGACAGGGCGTCAACATGTTTACGCAAGTCACCATTCTGTAGTTGAACCACACCCACATCGTGGTGCAGCTTATTCACCGAACCAGTAAGCTGAGCAGACAATTGTTTAATCTGATCATGCAAGGCTTTCACATCAGCCACAGTTAACTCCTCACTACCACTACCGCCGTTGACAACGGCCATAAACCTGTCCCACGGAAACCACGGCCCAGGATCGTCATGATCCGACTGGTGCCACGCATCCGTAACATCCACATGCCCGCACACACCCCGCCTGCCAGCCTTCAAATCGGCTGCACTAAGCTTCCTTTTCGGAACATTATATTTGTCACACAAACGTCTACACAGGATGGCAGCCTTCTCCACGGCAGGCCACACCCTAGGATCCAGCCACTGCCCCCTCGTATACGCGTGCCCTGGTACCCGGAACGAGGCGTGCGAACCCCCATCCGCGCAAATCTCGATACCCAAAGAATGCGGATTCGGCGGGGCATGCCAACCAATAGTCCCCTCTGACAGGCACTGCACCGTCTCCCCAACATCACACACATAATGCGCCGAACCACCCGACGATGGGGACGCAAAATAGTTTGCTGTAGACACCGCCCGCCCTTTACGCGAGGCGGACGGAAACCCCACATCCGGGCACGTCGCATGAATCACAACCCTATTCACCGGACTATTCGAACCGGCCGAGTGATGCGCCGCAGGAATAAACCTCACCACACACCACCACCAAACACTACCATCACAGCCACTCCTTTCTATTTGTGGGATGATATAGTCACCATAGGCGACGGTTTCACACTCTCGCAGGCAACCGAACCCGATATGGTAAAAGCCACACCGTCACTATATTTCACAACCAGGCGGCCCCCGGAACAGTACACAGACACCACCGAGCGGCCATCCTTACCATCTTTACCATCGGATCCGTTCACACCGGCGGGGCCCCGTTCACCCTGTGCACCTGCCGGCCCGGAAGGACCTGAAGGGCCCACATCACCGCGCTCACCGGCCGAACCATCCCGACCATCAACGCCGTTCACACCATCAGCACCTGCACGACCTGGAACACCATCATGGCCATCGGATCCATTCGCACCAGGCAACCCGTCAGGACCTTTCACACCATTCAAACCGGGAGAACCCTGCGGACCAACAGGGCCAACCAGCCCAGCCGAACCATTAACACCGTCACGCCCATCAGCACCTGCAGGGCCTTGCGGGCCGCGCTCACCGGCAGGACCCGGCACACCCTGCACACTCCGCTCAACACGCACAGCATCCACACACAAACCAGACCTGTGCAGCTTCACAGACTCCACGCCACCCTGGGTACACACCCGCTTCACACGGGCAGCCAAACCCCTGGCAGCCGTACCATTCGACTGGGCCATCGCCTGCTCCGAATCCCGCTCAGAGGATACAGCCCCGAAACGTAAAGCACCCGCAGCAACCACCGCCAACAGCACAAGCGACAAAAACAGCAACACCAGTGAAACCTTCTCAAAATTGCGGCGCTGCCGCTTCTCCTCCTCCAACTCCCTCAACCCTACTCACCTCCACCATCAACAGTATCTTTCAAAAACTCGGGCAAATCAGGAAGATGCATAGGCTCCACATCATCAGGAAGCCCGGCGTTAAACCTTCGCACCTCGCGCCGCACACCCCACGTATACTCTTCCATCGCATCCACCTGAGCCGACAGCCGCCGCAAACGCCTTCGAGATTTAGACGTGACCGCCTGAACAGAACCCAAAACCGTGGCCAACGCGGTACAAATAGAGGCCACCAGTGCAGGAGTAAACCACGACACCACAGCCCCCCAACATCACACCATCCGCCACAACACCTGTACAGTCACACGCCGACAGCAATCCAGTTAGCCACCGCAGGCACATCATTTGGTTTAGACCCGTCATTCGTGATAAACGCTAAACCAAAATTCTTATCAGTAATATTGTAGGCTTTCACATCAATCTGCTGCGTACCCCCAGCCGCCGTAGCCATAGACGCCACCACGACAGGCGCACTACCAAAAGGGCGATCAAACGGGATCGTGTAAGCATACACAGCAGACCCGCCAAACATGATCGACTTAGAACCCGTCTCAATCCTCGGAGACAGTAGCATCCACTCGCCCGAATGGTTAGCCCACACAGCCCCCGAAGGAACCATCACACGGTCACCCTCCACGGGGGTAGGATCACAAGCCGCAGACTCGCCAAACGCCACCCTAGCCGCTATAGCACGCCTATCCAGCTGCTGCTGCAACCCGTTAGACGACAACACCAAAGTAGCCAGTAGCTGCTGATGGTACACGCCAGGCTCGGCACGCAACACATCCCTGGCACGCTCTGCACGGCCACCCTGAACAATCTCCAACCTGGCTGTGTTCTGCTCCCAATCCCGAGACAACACCACATAGTCGTATCTAGTCTCGCCAGGACCAGGCAGCTGCCCCGTCACCGTCTCAACACTATTCGACGTGCACATCACCCCGTGAGCCCAAGCCTGCCCCGGCAAAACCTCACACAACACTGTGGCACCCTGAATCGTCGTGCTGACAAGAAAATCGTCCGGGCCCTTCACAGACGGCATATTACCCATCAGACCAGACATTTGAGCCCAATCATACTCGGTCAACACACCATCAAACCCTTTACACACAATACCCACAACAAACCCCAATCACTTACTAAAACTTTTGCAAATCCCGCACACCCGCAGCCAAACCAGCAACACGCCGTGCTAGCAACGCCGACGGATTATCCTCATAATCCCCCGCAATAGGAGTCACCTTCGTCCAACCATCACCAGGCGAATCACACTCCACATCAATCTGCCGAACAATCTCCGCAATAGGGCCAGAACCCACATCCACATAGATCAAATCACCCGGCATCAGATTGCCTGGCCCAAACCGCAACACATCCGACTCAGCCAACTCGATCTTAAACCCCGACGTGGCCCCTAACTCGGACAGCACCTGCTCAGCCTCATCGATGAGATGCACATGTTCAGAATCCGTGTTACGGGCATCCTTAAACACCTCGACACGATCAAACCAATCCCCCTCGGCCATCGAATCAACATCCTCGCAAAACAGCCGATCCTTGCCCTCGCCACGGCCACCAACCACCACCGAAGTAGCCTTCGGGGCGTCGCGCACATACTCCCACGACACAATCGAACCAGACTCGGCAGTCAACACATGCTTCCGGGTCACAGCAGGCACACAATCAAACACCAAACCACGCTGATCCTTCACCTTATTCTCAAACTGGTTCACCGTGACAGTCATCCGAGCCCACGACAACACCGGCAACAGTTTATCGGCAAACACGTGGAACCGCACCTGAAAATCCTTAATATAGCGGCCACGACTCTCATCATCGGTCATAAACAAACCAGGCGGAAAACGCCACGCATTATCCCCCAACACCTGCTTAGCCACCGACTCAGCCGCACCCGAATAGTGGGCATAATCCCTGTCCGCACGCCACTCCATACCAACCATACCAGGACGATAATTCACAGGCCACATCAGCATACGCCACAACAGGCGAATATCATCCTCACACGTGATAGTCACCCGCGAAGAACGCCACGGACCCACACCATGAACCTTACGCACAGGCCCAGAAAAAATCTGGCCACCACCATAATCAACAACCAGCCGTGCACCCGGCTTCGTCAACCCGTCAAGCCTTGAATGATCCCCCGACACCACCAACTCCAGCGTCGACAAACCATTCCACTTCAACGACAACTTCAACGACTCAAAAAAATTGATAGGCGCCACACGACGATAATCCGGCGTAAACAATGTTATCTGCGGAACAAGACCAGCCATCAACTATTCACCAAGCCCTCAAAAACCTGTACTGCACCGACACAACAATAGCACCCAAACCAACCATCTCAATATTCACACTCTTCGAACCGCCAGGAGGAATCGGGGCAAACTCCCACTCTGTCAAACGATCCATCACATCCTCAAACCCGTTCAACAACGCAGACTGCTGGCGAGGATCCGTATCAATAGTGATCCAATCATACTCCTCGACAGGATAATCCGAAGACACACGCAAACCATCAATCTGCACAGACCACGACTCCAAAGGACCCTCAACACGAATCACAGGCCACGCAGGCACATCACCCTTATTAGACAGATTATCCCAGCCAGAACCAACACCAGGCGTCAACACCACAGGAAACGCCGTGCCATCCTTGCCGGCAGGGCCGCCACCCAACCAATCCTGCAACTTCGCGTTACTAAAACGAAACTTCTGCTCATCCCCATACCAAAACGGGTCATAAGCTGTCAAATGAAGCACATAACGCGCATAGCCACGATTCACCGGATCCACCGTAAACGTGTCATCAGCCGAATCAAACCGGCACTTCAACACACGCTCACGACTGGCAGGAGTCTTCACCGACAACTCCCCCACCTCGCCCGGGGGAAAAGCAGACCACAACTCGTCATACGCCTTCATGAAACCGTCACGAAACCCGCCATCAGGATCCGGGTCAACACCCGACACCAACACCGGTAATGTCACCTCGCGAGGCTTCACATTAAACCCGCGCCACTCCGAGCCGTGCACCCCAACATGTGTTTGAGAAAAATGCTCCACCTCGGGAACACCCAAACCGCGCAATGAATCATTCAACAACATGACAGGAGACGACCCCGTGTAATCCGTCAAATGAAGCACACGCTCCCCACCAAACAGCGGATCCATAAACCAGGTCACAGTCAAACCAGAACGATCAGACGGGTCAGGAATAAACATGCACAACACCCCCAATCACATGTAAGCCAACGCGTTCAACGCGTCACGCTGCTGCCGCTCAATCCGCTTCGCAAACTCGTTAGGATCACCATAAGTAGGCCCATTCACATTCACCACAACACTCTTATCATTCATACGCTGATACCTGCCATACGGGGTAAACGAGCCCACAGACGATCGCACACCAAACCGGGCATCAACAGCATCAGGCAGCCGACCAGCCACACCCGACATCGCATCCAACGCCAAACCAGCATTACCGGTAATACCCTCAGCCAAACCAGCAACAACCTGCCGGCCAACCTGGTCACGAAACACCCTAGACGGAGAATGAATACCCAACACCGACTTCGCCGCATTCGCAACCTGAGAACCCATATTACGCACCGTATCCAGCAGGCCACTCAAAGCATTCTTGATACCATTACCCAAACCAGACACCACATCGCGGCCAGCAGACACCAACAGGGACCCCATGTTACCGAGAGCACGCCTAATATTACCAGGAAGATTCCGGAAAAAACCCAGCACACCATGCACACCACTAGACACAGCCGAGCCCATAGCATGCATAGCAGAAGAGGCCGCACTCCGGGCACCATTAAACCCGCGCATAGCACCACTACGAACCCTAGACGCCATCGAACTGAAAAACCCGCCAACAGCAGACGCCACCGAAGACACAACACTCCGGATAGCATTCATCGCAGAAGAAACAGCGCCACGGGCCGCGTTAAAACCAGACCTCACATGGGAGGCAACCGAAGAACCCAGCCGCGCAAAAAACCCCACAACAGCGTTCACGCCGCCAGAAATCACCGACTTGAAACCGTTAATAAACGCTGACGTAAACGATTTGATATGATTCCAGCCATTCTGGATGGCCGTGCCCATAGACCTCACGCCAGACACTAAATGATTCACAATCCACGTAATAGTACGAAGAATAGCGCCAATAACCTTAGCCTCAAAACCGATAACCGCAGCATAAATCTTGCCAATGAATCCAATCACCGCAACATAAATCGGCATAACAACCGGAATAATACGGGCCACCACCTGCATCACAACCGAAACAACCTGCACCACCACACGCATAATCGACATGATCACTGGTATCAACGACCGGATCAAGCCGATGATAGGCGGCAGCACAGACATGACAGCACCCAAAATCTGCTGAATCACAGGCATCAAAACAGGCACCAGTTGCATCACAACACCAACAACCTGCCGTATCACAGCAACAACAGCCTGAATAACCGGCATCAGCATAGGCAACAACATGGCAGCAACCTGGGTTACCATACCAATAATCTGGGTGATAACAGGAACCAGCCGGGCAATAAGCATACCAATAACAGGAACCAGTTGAGCAGCCAAACCGGCAACCATACCGATAATCTGGCCAAAAACGGGAGCCAACCGTGCCACCAGCCCAGCAACCAAACCAAACAGAGGCTGAATAGCTGCCATGATCTGCCCCAAAGCCTGGCCAACAACCCCGACAAGCTGCATAACAGCGGCACGAAACTGGGCGTTAGTGGCAAACATGGCAGCAAACAAGCCGATCACAATCCCGACAGGGCCACCCAAGGCGCGAAACACGCCACCAAGCCCCCCGGCGGCACCCTTCAAAGCACCAAACGACGGCAACAGATTCTTCAACGCAACCGCCAACGGGGCAAAACCCGCGACAAGCTTCCCCACACCGACCGCAACAATACCGAACACTGCGGTGCCGCCAGCAAACATGGCACCCAAATTCACTTTAGGGACCGGCAAATGCAGCCTCGCAAAAATGCCCTTCAACTGCTCCACCTTGGCGCGCATCTGTGCATTCATTCGAGTGATCATGCCCGGCATACGATTAATCCACGCCAAAATAGACGGCATCATACGCTGAATACCAGCATCGACGGCAGCAAACATCGGCTTCACAGAATCTGTGATAGACTTAATAACCGGATTCAACGCAACAAAAATCTGCCGCAACCCGTTAAGAAACGGCGCCATAGCCGTAGCACCCAAATAGCCCAAAGCGCCCTTAACATTCTTCATAGCGCCCTCAAACGTCTTCCCAGACGCCTGCGCAGCACCACCCATGCCAAGCTTCATCGCAGCCGCAAACGTGGCAAAATCAATCTGCCCCTTCGACACCATCTGCGACACCTCAGCAGACGTTTTACCCGTCTGCCTGGCAAGCAAAGACAACACAGGAACACCCGCCATCGTAAGCTGCAACATGTCATCGCCCTGCAACTTACCGCGAGCCATCACAGACGTAAAAATAGCGCCCGTATCCTGAAACGACTTACCCGAAATATAAGACACATCGGCGACAGTCTTCAACACATCCGTCATCTGCCCGCCAGACTTCACACCAGAAGCAGACAACGCCGCAGCCGTAGACGCCGCATCACCCAACGCATACGACGTACCAGTCACAGCCTCAATAGCCGAATTCATAATCGAAGACGTATCAGAAGACGTATGACCCAAACCAGTCAGTTTAGCCTGAGCCTCATCAATAGCCATAGCCCTAGCAATACCGCCACCAATAGTCACATCATAGATAGACTTGAGGCCCTTCTTAGCAACATTGATAGCGCCCACCATGGCGGCGCCACCCAAAGCCAACTTCATGCCCTTAGCAAAAAGACTACCCGAACGCTGACCCTCCGCAGGCATCACCCCAGAAAGCTGTTTACCAACATCCGCCTTCAAACCAGGCATCTTCGTATACAACGACACATATGCGGAAGCAATCTCACCAGACATACACTATTCACCCCATAATATTAATCTCGCGAGACACCCCGCCACCAGCACGAACACGCGCCAAAATATCGTCCACCTGCCCAGACGTAAACCGGGCCCTACGCTCATCCGTAGGCCTCGCCACAGGCTCCGGCTGCCCCTCACTATTAGCAGACCTGTAATGATCCAACATGTCCAGCACAGCCCACTCACACCACTCAAACGGGCGCTGCCAACCATTCAGGTGGGCCGCCAACTGGCTAGACGTATCACCACACAACACGCCAGCCAGCCGGACAGCCTCACCCCAACACATCACCGGGCCACCAACATCATAAACCGAGCAACCGAACCGGGTCCTCCAATCATATTCGATGGCCCCACGATAATCATCAATCAGGCCGTGGAGCCAAACTATTCCCCCAGCGAGGCACCCTTTCCGTCAGGCTTGTATTCCATCCACTGACGGAAAATCTCGGCAACACGAACCATAGGAAGCCCCTCCAAAGCCTCCACCGCGTCAGCCGGGGCGGCAGCCTCCAACATAGAAAACATCACCTCAACCTGGGCGAAATCCGCAGACTCCCCCGACTGGGCAATCTTAGCTGCACGACGGAAAACGCGGGCAGGAACAGCCTGAGCCGTCTCCTCCGCATCCGCCAACACCCAGCTACGGCCACCAATCTTCAACGTGTAACCTGTGTCACTCATCTATCAACAATCCCTAAAATCGTGTATCAGTTCTCAGACGGCGGATTCGGATCCGGCTCAGGCTTCGGAGGAACCGGGGCTGGAGGAGGTGTCGGGGGAGTATCAGCTTTTAAAGCCGTCATCCACCCCCGACCCGACACCGCATCACCCTTCTTATTAATCTGGGCAGGATACGCCTTCAACGTCACACCATACCCATACACCTCGCCATTCTTGCCCTTGATCTCGTCACGATCGATCAACTCAACCTCAGGGAAATAGTAGCGAATAACCTGATCACCATCAACAATATCCATCAACAAAGCGTGCACGCCAGTGGTGGCGCCTGGTGAAATATCGAACGAACCCGAATCGGATCCGGCAGTAACCTTCGACTGCCAAAACAGCTCGATAACCTCTTTCTTGGATTCGATCAGCTGGAAAGAAATCTCGATAGACGACTCGGTGGCAACCGTGCGAACAACATCCGCATTCTGCCAAGCCTTCAAATCATCCGTTTTACGCTCAGGCTTAATCTTAAACCCGTCATCCGACAGATACCCTAAAGCTGTAAGCCCGGAAGGAACCGCCTCCACACCCTTAATAGTATCACCCGCGTGCGCGTCACCAATATAAACGTCGCCAGTAACAGCAGAGCGAACATTAGACGCTTTACGTGTTGCAGCCATCACAACCCCCATTAAATATCAAACAATTACATTAAAACAAAAACAATAAGCTTATTCAGACTCCGCAGGCCTACATATAAGCCCGAACAGCGAATACACATCAAAACGTGCACCATCAACCAGCAAATCAGGGCCAGTAGACCGTTTACAGTACACCACAGGGTCACCGTCAACCCCCTCCGCCAGCACCGCCTCAACACGCCTGGCTAGCGACATAGCACGATCCGGCGTATCCGAAAACACATTCACCCGCAAAAAAACACGCTCACGAACATGCAACTGCGGGCCACCATCCAACGCCAACCAAATCAGGTCACCCGTAAAATCATCGGGCACCGTCCCCACACAGGGGATATCAGACAGCCAGCCATCATCCGCCAACACACGTTTAGCCCACTTCCTGGGGTCATCGTAGACGATCACGACGCAGCCCCAATCGACCTAGCCAGCGTTCCATGCTTCGCCTCAATACGCTTCCCACCCTTATAGGTGGTGCCGATACGGGCCACAGCCTCAACACGGTGAACCTGCACCTCAGACGACAAACCATTACGGTATTTGGCCTTATCGAAAACGTTCCCGCCCACATTCGCCGAGGCGGCACGCCTAACCCTTTCGCCACGCTCAGCCAACATGCCCTGCACCCCAGAAGACTTCAACACCTCACGAATACCCGGCAAGTTCAGCTTCACATTCACATCCTGAGCCACAACCCATCAGCCCTTCTTACGCTTCACATTAACCTGCGTACCAGCATCCCAACCAGACATGGGGTGATGCCACACCATAGGAGACCCGTCAGCCTCCCACACAACACCCCGAATACGCCACCGGCAACGATAACCGGCACCCTTGACAGGCTGCTTGAAAAGCATCGACCAATGCTCATAGTCAGAGTCACGCCCCGCGGCCTCATCCTCCTGCGAAACGGAAGCATAGATGGCCACGTTATGGAACACAGTCTCGACAGGCTTAGACCAGTCTTCCACCTTGTCGCCAAGACCATCGACACGAACAGTCGGATGAAGCATCACAACCGTTTCACCATAAGGAAAACTAGTCATATCATATCTCCCACAAAGGGCCAGCGTAGCCGTTAATATTCGACCCGCACGAGCAACCCTCACCCCACACCGTGGAACACACCTCAGAATGATTCACGCCACTCCTCATGGTCGGTGTAATAGTGAACGCTTTACCAGCCCCACTATCACCCTCGCACAGTTTCTTCAACGCGGCAATCTCGGAAGGCCACAACAAATTCGTGGGAGTACTAGACCGTGTAGTCTGAGCGAAAGGACCCGCAGACTCATACTGCACCTGACCCGACACGCCAGTATCATTCCAGCGCAACAAAGCCCTGCGCAGAATAGCCTTAGCGGCATCCTTGTATTTGAAATCCGGTTTAGCGATACAGGGGGCGACACTGACAGCCACAGCCTCCACATCGGCAATCATCGCCTCAAGCTTCTCTCTAGGAATATCGGCGAAAGGCTCAATATCCTCAGGCTTCAAAATGATACCCATCAACACCACCCCCTGCACATTGACACATCACCGCAACAATAAATCAGTTCTCGGCCGGCGGATTAGGCTTCGGGGCAGCCTTCTCCTTCACAACAGCAAACGAATCAAGCGACTCGATAGCCACATACAGCACAGCCTCGGCACGAACCATAACCTCATTATGGCCCTTCAGGTCACGCCCAGTCTGATCCGGGTCACCATACTCGATAAGCTCGATCGGGAAGTTACGCTGGAAACCCCAATGAACACGAGAGAAATCACCCACAATAGCCTTAACACCAGAGGCAGGCGACATCTCCGGGGCACCAGAAACAGTCGAAGAAGCACCAACATTCAGGCCGCGCCAATTATCCAAACCGGCGAACCCGGCGGCAGGATACATAGGCTGGCCGGCAAGCGGAGACCCCTTCGGATACACCTCAGTAGACAGGGCAAACGAGAACGCCGGATCCAAAGCAACACCGTTAGGAACCTGCAAACCGGCCCCAGCGATAAGGCCGACAGCCTTGACCAGATCGGTCGTAGCAGAATCCGTGGCATCAACAATATGCTTCGTCTTATCCAGCGAAGTATGCACAGCGGCAGCCGCTTTACCAGTGGCAGGATCAATACCATGGAAAGCAATCAGATCCACGGCGCGACCAATCGAAGCACCAAGAGCCGGGGAAATCAGATCCTGCAAAACACCCAGACGGTAATCAGCATCAGCCCACATAAACTCGTCCGAGACACGCTGCTGAGTCACAACCTTGATAGGCTGCGCAGTAAACGCCGAAACATCAACAGACGCGGAAGGCTTAACCTCGCCCTCACCAACAATCTTAGCGCGAGGAATACCACTAAACACGGCACCCTTAACAGGGCCAAAAATAGTCGGCTGCTCCGGCGACAATTTCGCCAAAACACCAGAATCGATAGCACGGTCACGAACCGCACCAATCATAGAACCAGGAAGCTCAAGCTTCCCTGCAGAAAGAAAATCGTCAGCCATCACAAATCATCTCCTAGAATTATTGACAAGAGCATCCACAAACGCGACACCCTCACGTCGTTTAACATCATCAACGGGGGCACTCCCCGCAAGACGGCGCACACCCGCGCCACCACTACTATGGTCGATCAAACCCTTCAAAGCTTTCGCAGACTCGGCAAGCGACTCCTTATCGCCACCCGACAAGAAAGCGATCGCATCACTGGACAAACCATACTCTGAAGCCACCTCGCGCTTCACACCCTCAAGAACAAACCCGTTGATCCTGTCTTCGAGTTCCTCATTCTTGCGGCGAAGCTCATCAATAGTAGATCCAGAATCGTCACTCGATGTACGAAGCTTCTCCAACTCGGCGAAATTACTTTTAGCACGAGACTCCCACTTACGGGCCTCCGCCTTCCAATCAGTCCCCGACGATTTACCCTCGCCTTCATTCTTCAACTGATTGTCGGCTACCTCCTGCCCGCCATCGTCTTTTACTGTATCAACAATGCCGTTATCCTTTCCGGACTCAACAACATCATTGTCAACATTCTGTTCCTCAACACTCTGATCGGCCATAGCCTAACCTACACTCCTTGCGGAAAACAACACAACATTGTTGACCCCCGTGCGGGAGACAACCCTGTGCACCGATAACCGGCGGCGCACAACCGGAAACCACATCAAATTATCTCATGCCGCCAACAGTACGCATAGCCTTCAAAATATTGCCAGGCGACTGCTGCAAACCATGATCATCAACCCACTCACGGGCCTTCTCATACGTCCTCTGATACTCGGCATCAGCCCTATTTGGTTCCCAAGGGCCAACAACCTCAACCACCGTACACCCGCAATGATCATGATACTTCGAACCAAACGGACGCTTACCACCACGCTTATGACGCCGAGTATGACCAGTAGTAAGTGCCCTTTCCTTAGTCGTATAATCCGACCTCGTAGCCAACATGGCACAAAAAGCACACGGATCACCATCAGTCACCCGCCGCCACGACCTACCCTGCGCACCAGCAGACCACTCAACCGTGTCACGGCCAGCATTCATGACAGCCCGATTAACACCCGCAGCCATCGCATCAATCGTGTCATTCGCCCTATCCGGGTCACTATTCATAATATTCATAGTCGAAAACGACCTAGCCAAAGCCGCCGCAGCATCAAACTCGTCATACACAATCAAACCCGGATCCACACCATTCAACCGGCGAAAATCCGACACAAACCTGGCAGCCAACGATGCCGAACCATCATGGCCGGCACGCTCCAACTCCACACACAAACGCACATACTGCGCATCTGTCATCTTCCCGGAATGCCACAAACGACCCAGCTCGGCATAATACCCAGCGTATTTCCCGGCAAACCTGACCGCCTCACGCTGATACTCATTCGCAGCAAGCCTCGACACAACACCCGAAGCCATCGCCTATCAAACCTCGTTAGTTTGACGGGAAATAGCTCCAGCAAGCGCAGCCAACGGGTCAGACGACTCAGCACGATGACGCATCACAGCCTCAACCTGCACATCATCAAGCCCCAACATCTCCAACACCGTACGAGAATCAGCAGGCAAAATACCGGCACCAACAAGCTTCGTCACAGCATCAGCCGTAGCCGCCCGGGTAGGCGTCGAAGCATCACGCCAACGCAAACCAACATCACCAAAAAAATCGGCCTCATCAACACTCGAATCAAGCGCCTTGGCAGCCAGGAAACCAACCGACAGCCAGCCCTGACCAAACGACGTCTGCCTGCGTTCAGCACGCTTCACAAGCCGAGATTCCTCGGCAGCCAAAGCCTCCCCACTAGGTGGGTTAGACGTGATAAACCCGAAATAGCGTTCCGGAACAGCCGCCTCACCCGCAGTCAACTGCGCCAACAGTCTCATCTGATCCGAATACGGTGTAGGCGAATTGACAGGAAACGACCCAACATTCGGAGTGTCACCATCATCATCCTTATCCACAGCCCACACAGAAGCCATCGACAGGACCCAGCCAGGCTGCGAAAACTCATCCGCGCTCACGCCAGTCACCCAACGCTGAGGATACGCATAAAAATCACGATTCACAGACTGCCCCAACAGTGTGCGCACAGCCTCATCCGTGTAAGCCCTAATAGACCTCGTAATCTCCGAACGGCCATCAATCCTAGAAGTACGGCGACGATTCACAATAGGCACAAGCGGAACAGCACCCAACACATTCGGTATACGATCCACCTCAACCCATTCACGCGAACCCCGCCGCTCCACCTGAACAATCACATCAGGAAGCAAAAGCTCCGCCTCAACAACCTCAGGATCACACGTCTGCTGCACCACAAGGCCAGCATCCAAACGAGACCCGTCAGCCGAAAACTTGCCCGTACAATTCTTTGGTGACTGCGGACGAACCGACACCGTACCATCACCATGAGGAATGATCGCAACAAACGACAACCCAAAAATTAGTGCATCAAGGTGGACGTCGCATGACGCGGTTGATAGACGATTCGCAGCATACACACCATCCAAGCCGTAGCCGTCACCATTAGTCCAGCCAAGCCAATCCAGACGCTCCTCCAAAGCATCCACAGCTATACCAGGCCACGACACCACCGTCTGCACCCGCTGCAACTCCGGAGGAATAGCAACCCCCAAATCACGCACCCGATTAGAGCCCTCATAGTAGCCCTCAATGCGACAATGCCACGAAGACAACCTTTGGATACGATCGTACATGCCCTCAATCAGAGCCAACTCATCCGAGTTCATACCACAGACACCCGCTTCCTACCACTACGCTCACGCCGCTTCGCTTTAACTGTTTTCGCACCAAGATACGCTAGCGACACAGCCTCCAAAGGCACCTCAGAACCATCCTTAAACGAAGAACCCCAACCCCACGCAGAGCCCTTACGCTTCTGCACAGCCGACCTCGCAGCAATATCCAACATGTCACGGCGAGAATCGGCACGAGGATGACTGATCACACCCGAACGAACACCCTCAAGAAACGCCTGACACGCCTCCACATAGATACCAGTATCGGCAACCACCACGCCACGGCCCGGAACACCACGATCAGTCAACGCCTTCTGCAACAACACCGCACCAGACCCGGCAACCATGATCCGGTCAGTATCACCCCAACGAACCGCCAACCAGTCAGCCAACTGGCCAACACCGTCCACAATCGTCCCCGACAGCCCATCAATAACCTCAACATGAACCCCAGCATCAGTTTTACCGGCACCAGCCAAAGCAACCCTATTGCCTGATCGCGAAAAAGAGATACCAAACACTTTCCCGCCAACCAGACTCGCCTCATCCACAGCAGACTGAACCCACTTATCGGCCGGTATCACCGACGTAGCAGACTGGCCACGATCCCACCAGCCAAGCCGCTCCCGAGCAAACCCGGCAGCAGACATCGACTCATGCTCATCCGACACAGTCCCAAAATTCAAACGACGACCCAAGGCTGGATTAGTATCCCCCGCCAATTTCCGCCACTGCCGCGACACATCATCCGGATCAGACTCGTCAGGAATCGAAAACTCCGTCCACGCAATCCTTTTACCACCCGACAAAGCCTGCCCTCGAAGACGCAACACCACAGACCCGTCAGCCAACGGCCCAGGCGGCGTGCCAAGGAAAATCTGCTGCGGATCACCAGACGGAGCCGCAGACACCGTAGGAAGCAAAGCCTCCAACTGCTCATCCGACAACTCCTGAGCCTCATCACACACCAAATCATCAACCGTAAAACCGCGAGCCGAACCCCGGCTACGGGCCACAAACTCAACCGAACCCCAACCCGGACAACCACACTTACGCTCAAACGTGGCACAATCCGGATGATGCAACACAATAGCCTCCTGGCCATTCGTCGCACGAATCGACTTCACCATACGATACAAGTCAGGAAACTGCCGCTCATTCTCAAAAAACGACCTCAACCGCATAAACGCCTTACGAGCCGACTTCAACTCGTGAGCCGTATGCAAAATACGGCGACCCTGAATAGTCGCCTTAAACAACTCCACAATCTCCAAAATAGCATTCTTGCCATTCTGGCGAGGCACAAACACACCACACACACCCGAAGCAAGCCTGCCATTGCTACCGACAGCCAGCCAATCATCCAACACCTGCTGCTGCCACGGATCAGGCGTCAACCCATACGCCCTACCAAGCTCACCCGCATCACCGCCAGCAGACACCGAATACGCCGCAGCCACCCGATGACGAGGCACCTGAGAACCAACAACGCTCGACATTAGGCCCCTTTACGCTTCCTATACCGGTCAATCATCGCCACCGCAGAACCCCCACCACGGCCACCAGACACCACATCAACCGAATAACGATCCAACATACCCATAAAAGCCTTCACATGAGCACGAAGCGAAGCCACCAAATCCGCGCGACCCTCACGCCACACACAATCATGAATCACCGCAGCATCCATAAGAAACAACCACTCCTCATCAGACACGTACGATGCGCGGCTATCCTCACCCCACACACGCCACCAACGACGCGTCTCCCCACACCACTCACGAGACCCAGGAAGCTCAGGCTGCACAACACTCACCACCAACACAAAAAGTCGACAAACAGACAAAACCACAAAAGGGAGGTATTTCACT